GGCGGCGGTGCAGTTGGTGCTGATGATAACTTTGCAACAGAACTAGAATATTTTTTATTAAATGAAGATGCTGAATTACCAAAAGCAGATAGCTACAGAGAAACCATGAACCCTGTTACGTTAGTAAATGACATGATCGATCCAAGAAACTACGCATACTACGCAGATAGATTAGCGGAGACTGGTATTAGAATTGGTGAGTTTGGTGCAAGAGTTTTACCTGCACTTGGTCAGTTGACCGCGGACCTTATACAAAAACCTGCGTTTAAAGTTACAGGAGGCACGGGTCAAGGTTATGTTCAAGACTATACAGATGTAATGCCATCTAATATTAAAGGTACAGGAATTTTTTCTGAGTTTTTAGATAATTTAGTTGGAGCAGAAGGTACAAAAGTTATTACAGAAAAAACAGGATTAAAAAGTTTAATTGAATCTGAAGAACAAAAACAAAAGGATAGAAGATCAACGATTGGTCCTAAAGTATTAGCAGACCAAGTAACTCTTGGTGCAGAACTTACAGCACCTATATTTCCTGGTCTAAAACTTTTAAAATCATATGCTAAGAATAGAAAACTACCAGTAGATAATACGACAAAAGAAGTTATGGAAAAAGAAATTGATGAAGTGTTATCAACACAAAATATAACACGTAGAGATTTTTTAAAAGCAACAGGTGCAGGTGGTGCAGTTATCATTGCTAAGATGTTAGGCTTTGGAGATGAATTTGCAACAACAACTAAAGTTGTAGAAAAAGCTACAAAAGAAACAGCAGCAGGCGGAGTACCTCCGTACTTTTTAAATCTTGTTAAGAAAATTAAAACAATGGGAGATGATGTGACTCAAACACAATCTTTAGCTGAGAGACAAATTGTTACAAATTATAAAGATTACACATTAACTGAAGATATAATGACAGGTGAACAAACAATTCAAAGATATAAGGTCCTTGATGATGATTCAGCAAGTTATTATGGCCAACCCTTAACTGAAGAAGCTTACATGAATTATAGACCTGGAGTAGCAGATGAAACAACTAAAGGTAAAGTTCCTCCGGGTGAGTACGAAGAAGGTACGGCTTTAATAAGAAGTGATAGAGAATTTGCAGGAGATGTCGTTGATGAGTCAGCAGATATTTCCGATGATATTATTGAAGAAGGCACTATGTTTGAAGATAACATAGCGGAATTTGGAAAATGAAAAAACTAACTACAACAATACCACCTAAAAGAGGGCCCAACCCACAGGGGTTGAATGTTCCTCTAAAACAAGTTAAAGTGTCAAATACACAGGAGAAAATAAATGGCAGACATAGACAAGTCTTTACCAAACGTAAAGACATCAATAACGGTTGATCCCGAAGAAGAAATAGAAATTGCAGAACAAAAGGAAATAGAAGCTTCCGAAGAACCTGTAGAGGTTAACCCTCAAGAAGATGGTAGTGTAGAAATTAATTTTGATCCTAGCAAAGTAAATATTGAAGGAACACCTAATCACTTTGATAACTTAGCAGAACTATTGCCAGAAGATATTTTAGACCCAATAGGTTCTGAGTTAGTTGAAAACTACATGGATTATAAATCTTCAAGAAAAGATTGGGAACAAGCTTATACAACTGGTTTAGAATTACTAGGTTTTAAATATGAAAAAAGAACAGAACCATTTCAAGGAGCAAGTGGTGCAACTCACCCAGTGCTTGCTGAGGCTGTAACACAATTTCAAGCCGGAGCTTACAAAGAATTATTACCTGCCGAAGGACCTGTTAGAACTCAGATAGTTGGTAATCCCGATCAAGAAAAAGAATCTCAAGCTCAACGTGTTAAAGAATATATGAATTATGAGTTAATGGAAAAAATGAATGAGTACGAACCTGAGTTTGATCAAATGTTATTTCATTTACCTCTTGCAGGATCTACATTTAAAAAAATTTATTATGATGATTTATTAGGAAGAGCTGTTTCAAAATTTGTTCCAGCAGACGATTTAGTTGTTCCATACACAGCTACATCACTAGAAGATGCAGAAGCAATTATTCAAACAATAAAAATTTCTGAGAATGATTTAAGAAAACAACAAGTTGCTGGTTTTTATAGTGATATAGAATTACAAAAACCTCAAGATGTAACTAAAGACGAAGTTGAGTCTAAAGAGAGAGAATTAGAAGGAACTAAAAAAACAGGTAAACAACAAAATATTTATACTTTGTTAGAGTGTCATGTAAATTTAGATTTAGAAGGATTTGAAGATAAAGATCAAGAGTTAAATGATACAGGAATTAAACTACCTTATATTGTAACTGTAGATGAGTCTTCAAGAAAAATTTTATCCGTTAGAAGAAATTTTGAACTTGATGATGAAAAGAAAAATAAAATACAATACTTTGTACATTTTAAATTTTTACCAGGTTTAGGTTTTTATGGTTTCGGTTTAATCCACATGATAGGTGGACTGTCTAGAACAGCAACCGCAGCTCTAAGGCAGTTACTAGATGCGGGAACGTTATCTAATCTGCCAGCTGGATTTAAACAACGTGGAATAAGAGTTAGAGATGAAGCAGCACCATTACAACCAGGTGAATTTAGAGATGTAGATGCACCAGGTGGAAATTTAAGAGATGCTTTTATGACCCTTCCTTACAAAGAACCATCAGCTACATTATTACAGTTAATGGGTGTTGTAGTTAGTGCAGGTCAAAGGTTCGCGGCTATTGCTGATATGCAAGTGGGCGATGGAAACCAAGGCGCTGCAGTTGGAACTACAGTTGCGTTATTGGAACGTGGATCACGTGTTATGTCTGCAATACACAAAAGATTATATTCAGGTATGAAACAAGAATTTAGATTGTTAGCAAAAGTTTTTAAAACTTACTTACCTCCTGTTTATCCGTTTGATGTTGTTGGTGGTAAAAGAGAAGTTAAACAAATGGATTTTGATGATAGAGTAGATATTTTACCTGTTGCTGATCCAAATATATTTTCAATGTCACAAAGAATTACAATGGCACAAACAGAATTACAACTTGCAACATCGCAACCACAATTACATAATTTGTACCAGTCTTACAGAAAAATGTATGAAGCATTAGGTGTAAAAAATATAGATCAAATATTACCACCTCCCGCGCCTGTACAACCAATGGACCCAAGTCTAGAACACATTAATGCAATGGGTGCAAAACCTTTTCAAGCATTTCGTGGACAAGATCACACTGCACATATAACTTCTCATTTAACTTTTATGTCAACTAATTTGGTTAGAAACAATCCACAGATTATGGCATCTATTCAAAAAAATATATTAGAACATATTAGTTTAATGGCCCAAGAACAATCAGAATTAGAGTTTGAAGAACCATTACAACAAATGCAAATGCTTCAAGCACAAGCTCAACAGAACCCACAAGTTCAACAACAACTCCAACAAATGTCAGAGCAGATAGAAGCAAGAAAAGCAGTGTTGGTTGCAGAGTTAACAGCTGATTTTGCTAAAGAAGAAAAGGAAATTACATCACAATATGACAATGATCCTTTATTAAAACTAAAATCTAGAGAAGTGGACCTTAGAGCAATGGAAAATGAGCGTAAAAAAGAGGCTGATGAGGCACAAGCAAATTTAGATAGAGCAAAATTAGTTCAAGCTAGAGAAATTTTTGATGATAAACTTGAACAAAATCAAGATTTAGCTGAATTAAGAGCTGGAGTAAGTCTTGCAAAAAAAAATAATAGTAATATAAATTAACAAAGGTAAAAAACTATGATTAACTATAAAAAAACAAAAGAAGTTAGTGTTCCTGAGCAGAATATAGAAATAGATCCAAGATCTAAAACTACTGCAAACAGTGCTTTCAACTATATTCCTACTGGAGATAAGGAAAAAGTTAAAGGAACTAAAAGAATGCTAGCTGATAAGAAAAAAACAGCTACTTGGTACTAATATGTGGTTTTCGGCAATTAAATTAGCCGTCTCTGCTGGTAGTAAAATTTACGCTAACAAACAGAAGACTAAAATAGCTATGTCTGATGCACAATTGATGCATGCATCTAGAATGGCTGAAGGTAAAGAAGCTTACCAAGGAAAATTATTAGAAGCACGTCAATCAGATTGGAAAGACGAGGCAGTTTTGATAATTTTAAGTTTGCCAATAGCAATTTTGGCCTGGGCAGTCATATCGGATGATCCGACAGCAATGGACAAAGTAAAATTGTTTTTTGAGATGTTCTCAGAGCTTCCAAAATGGTTTACAAATTTATGGATACTTGTAGTAGCAAGTATTTATGGTATAAAAGGAACACAAATATTTAAAGGAGGAAAAAAATCATGAGAAAAGATCATAGAAAAAATAAAATGGGTGGCGGTATGATGAAACCTATGTATGAAACTGGTGGAAAAGTTGCAACTACACCTGAAGAAAAAAAACTAGCAGCAAAATATGGTAATAAGAAAACAATTACTAGAGGTGACGTTATAACTGCAGCTAAAGAAAAATCAGGAACAAGAAAAAATGCTATGGGTGGCGGTATGATGAGAAAAGAATTTAATAAAGGTGGATCTGATAGACCCGGTCTTTATGCAAACATTAAAGCTAAAAAAGATAGAATTAAAGCTGGTTCAGGTGAAAAAATGAGAAAAGTTGGAGCTAAAGGTGCACCTACTGCTCAAAATTTTAAAGATGCAGCAAAGACAGCTAAAAAAGTGTAATGTTTAGAAAACAATTTGCATCAGGAAGTAAATCACCTGCTTGGCAAAGAAAAGAAGGCAAATCTGAATCTGGTGGATTAAACAAAAAAGGTGTTGCATCTTATAGAGCCGCAAATCCTGGTTCAAAATTAAAAACTGCTGTTACAACAAAACCATCAAAACTTAAAAAAGGATCTAAAGCTGCAAAAAGACGTAAGTCGTTTTGCGCTCGTATGAAAGGGATGCGTAAGAGACAAAAGGCTAGTAATAATACCGGTAATGATAGATTATCTAAATCACTTAGAAAGTGGAACTGCTAATGAGAGACACAAAAGTTTTAGAAACTTTTAAAAAGCATGCTGAAAAGAAGTTAAAAGAAATGAACTTATTTAAGCATTTAAAGAAAGAAGTAGAAACGGGTGCTAATGGTACTCAAGACTACGTTATAAAAAAAGGTGAAAACACAGGAAAGGTAGCAAAGAAATAATGCAATTAGAAACAGTAATAAATAAACTTATTAGATTTTTAAATGAAAGAACAGAGGACCTATCTATTACGGTAACTTCAGGAAGTGTTGACAACATGGAAAATTACAAGTATATAATAGGACAGATTAATGCATTGGAATCAGTGCATCAGGAAATCTCTAACCTGCTAAACGATAAGGAGCACAATGAAGGAACAGTCATCGATATTAACACCAAACAATAACATTATTGGTGTAAAAAAATCAGAAAAAAAAGAAGAGAAAGAACCTAACTTACCAAAACCTACTGGGTGGAGGATGATAGTTTTACCTTTCAAAATGAAAGAAAAAACTAAGGGTGGATTAGTATTAGCTGAAACAACTTTAGAGAGGCAACAAGTTGCGTCACAAGTTGGTTTAGTTATGGCCATGGGTCCACAATGTTATAAGGATAAAGAAAGATATCCTGAAGGTCCATGGTGCAAGGTCAAAGATTGGGTTATGTTTGCACGTTATGCAGGTAGCCGAATTAAGATCGAAGGTGGAGAAATGCGTCTGCTAAACGACGACGAAGTTTTAGCAACAATTGATAGTCCAGAGGACATCTTGCATGAGTTTTAATCATAGAAAGGAGTAACTATGCCAGACGAAGAAAATAAAATGGTCCCAATAGATACATCAGGACCTGATGCGGAAGTTTCTATAGAAGAAACTAAAGACGAAGCCGTTGTAGAAACGGAAACAACAAATCAAGAAACAGAAAACGTAGAACAAGAAATAGGAACAGATAAATCATTTGAAAATGAAAGAGAAACAAAATTAGAAGAAGGCGGTGAAGTAAAAAAAGAAGAAGGAAAAAAAGACGACGAACAGCTAGAGGATTATAGTAAAGGAGTTCAATCTCGAATTGCTAAACTTACTCGTAAAATGCGAGAAGCAGAGCGAAGAGAAAAAGCTGCTTTAGAATATGCAAAAGCTGTTGAAGCAAAAAGACAAACTGTTGAAACTAAATTTACAAAAGTAAATGAGGATTATGTTAAACAGTTTGAAACTAGAGTCCAAACAGGTTTAGATTCTGCTCAAAAAGAATTATCATCAGCTATTGAAAATGCTGATGCTGCTTCTCAAATTGATGCACAGAAAAAAATCGCTGCTTTATCAATTGATGAAGCTAGACTTAATGCTTTAAAAGAACAACAATCAATAAAAAAAGAAGAACCTGCACCTAAATTATCAGATGCAGTAAATCTTCCAGAGAGCACACCTCAAAACCTACCTTCTCCTGATCCTAGAGCAGAAGATTGGGCTAATACTAATTCATGGTTCGGAAAAGATAGAGCTATGACTTTTACAGCCTTTGAAATACACAAGGATTTAGTAGAAAGAGAAGGTTTTGATCCTCAAACTGATGAATATTATGTGGAAGTTGATAAAAGAATAAGACTTGAATTTCCGCAGAAATTTGATAAAAGAGAAACACAAACGTCTAAGCCGACGCAAAATGTTGCTTCTGTCAATCGTTCTACAACTAGACAAGGCAGAAAAGTTGTGAGACTCACTTCATCACAAGTAGCAATAGCTAAAAAATTAGGAGTGCCACTTGAAGAATACGCAAAACAAATAAAACTCACGGAAGGAGCGTAACATGGAAAAAGATAATAAAAACACTTCTCGTGCGAACGAAACTAGGTCTAAAACAGAAAGACCAAAAGTTTGGGTTCCACCATCTTCTCTAGATGCACCCCCTGCACCTGATGGATTCAGGTATAGATGGATAAGAGCAGAAAGCGTTGGCTTTCAGGATACTAAAAATATAACTGGACGAATTAGAGAAGGTTATGAATTAGTAAGGGCTGAAGAAATCGTTAATGCTGATGACTATCCTATACTTGATGAAGGTAAATACAAGGGAGTGATTGGGGTAGGAGGCCTTCTACTTGCGAAGGTACCAACAGAGATTGCAGAACAGCGTCAGGAGTATATGACTAATCGTCATAAACAAAGAGACGAAGCAGTTAAAAACGATCTTATGAAGGAGCAGGATAGTAGAATGCCTATCAATGTTGATAGACAATCTCGTGTAACCTTCGGTGGTACGAAAAAATAATTTTTTCAATCACTGAATTTTTATAAACCGTACTGGAGGCCTTTCGAGGCAGGTACATAAGGAGAAAACTAACTATGGCAAATAGAAACACACAAGGTTTTGGTTTAATTCCTGCAGGAACGCTTGGATCAACTCCAGCAACTTCTGGTCAGGGTAAATACAAAATCGACGCTGGTTATGCAACAACTGTATATCACGGCGAAGCGGTTGCTTCTAGTGCTGGTTACATAATTGGAGGTCAGACAACTGATGCTCCAGTTCTTGGTGTATTAAATGGTATATTCTATAATGCGGCTACAACTTTAAAGCCTACATTTGCGAACCATTACGTACAAGTAACACCAGCAAACTCAGAAGATATCGATGCATTTGTATTCGATAACCCACAACAACAATATGTAGTAGCAACAGATGCTGCTGTAGCACAAGCAGGATATTTAGAAACGTATGATATGAATACGACAGCTGGTAGTACAACTACTGGTCAGTCTTCAGCGACTTTGGATATCGGAGATACTAGTGCAGACAGCGCTTCATGGAGATTATTAAGATCTGCTGAAGATCCTGAAAACGATGAAAATGCGGCTTTCAGATCTGTAGTAGTAGTTGCTAATCTAATTGAGCTACAATCGTAAAGCTAGAATAGGAGAATAAATTATGGCTATATCACGATCCCAACTCGTAAAAGAGTTAGAGCCAGGTTTGAATGCACTATTCGGCCTGGAATATAAA